GGATTTAGCAAATAGTGAAATTCCAGTTGACGATGTTTAAAAACATCAAGTTTGCACCGTTTGTTGTGCGTAATTTCAATTGTTAAAAAAAAAATTAATTATAGTGACACGTACAAAAACAATTTATTTCGTTACAGTTGTTACATGAGCACTTTCTAGTCTCAACAGTTGTTTCTTCTTTTCTTTCTTCTTGGACTTCAGTTTCTGGTCTTGAGCGATTTTGAAAATCAAAAACCTGCCACCTATCTTTTGAGAGTTCACTAATTTTAGGAGGGAAATTGGCAAAGACAATAACTTTTGCTGGTTTAAATCGTTTAACATGGCTGTTGTATTTTCCACTAAAAATGATTCCGTTCTTGAAACTTTCTATGAGATTATATTGCACTAAGTCTTTGTAATTTCTTGGAAAGTCAAAAATAACTAATGGCTGCTTGTTATATGCATGGGCGCAGTCTATTTTCTTTCCTCCATCAACTAAGAAAACAGGGCCTTTAGCACAAAACCAGTCAGCTAGGAAGGATTTTCCTACATTGCCGACTTCGTCAAAAACCCATAATACTTTTCTTCTGTCTTGTGCAGCAAGTAATTCAACAATTTGTTGTTGCCATGGGCGTAATACAGCGTCTTTCATTTCGTCCACCAATCTTTTTTGTTCTTCCTCGTTGGAATATATTTGCCTTACCTGTGCTATTTTACTGGCACAGTTGAAAAAGCAACTAGTATGTTCTTCCAACAGTTGTAAGTCCGTGGCTCCATTCTTTATGGCTTCTTTGAAGGCAAGGATGTCATTTCTTTTTCCTTGCTTGGGAACCTCTCCCGCTTCCCAGAAGTTTCCACCTTTACTGCAATACAATCGGTTCTGAGCAGGGGAGCCTTTTGCGGCTTCAATGTGAGGCTTTGCATCCCTGATATTATGTTGGAACCAAAGTTGTATGGCGTTGAACCTCCATTGTTTGGTGAGTGAGACATAGCCTTGTAAATGCTCGGTTTCTTTCTCTTCACCCTTTTCTTTCCCCACAATACAGTATCTGCTAACAGGAGGTAATTCTTTTTGCAGCGCCAGGAATTGGTCTTCAGTATAGTTGTTGAGAGTAAAACAGAATGCACGCAAAGCTCGATTTTGCATTTGTCACAGAAGTAGGAAGTGTCTTAGTATTACCGACACTTCCGTTACAGTTACAAACTTAAGTGAGAAAATGTAACTTATTTAAAGAAATTTTTAAAAAAAAATTAAAGTTTTAAACTCCGGCCCGCTTTTGATTGGTATATATATACGTCATTTTTGTGTATTTTATTTGTGGTTTCGGTTTTTTCCTTTCCTTATAAAAAATGGCATTTCGTAGAAAAAGAAGGTTTCGTAGGAGAATTCGAACACGTAAAGTTCGTAGATTTAGAAGATTTATGCGCAAAGGGCGTAGATCTCGTCGATTGGGTGTTAAATTTCTTAGATTGAGGCACGTATCATGTATGCCTGATACATTGTTTGTGAAATTAAAATGGAATTATCGTGAGTTCATTGACAGTGGTTTAGCAACTGCATATTCATTTGGTATGAATAATCCGTATTTACCTAATAGTGCTGCTCAGAATAGAGCCTTAGGATGGGATCAGTTTGCTGCTTTTTATCAAAGATATCATGTTAGGTCGAGCACTATATATATTAAATTGCAGTCAGGTTCGAGTGCAGTAATATCCCGTTGTGTATGTTATCCAAGTAATAATGCAACTGCAGATTCAGTGGATGAATGTATACAGTATCCATATGCTAAATATAAATTGCTTGGTTCTCAAAATGGTGCTGAATCGCAAGTAAGGTTTAAACAGTATTTTAGCACTAAGAAAATGATTGGACACGCGAATAATGAAGAGCAAGAGTGGACAGGTCCTGTTACTGCATCACCAGGTTTTATTAGATATCATGTTTTGGCAACAGAGGTAGCAGATCCTGCTACTATGGTTAGTGTACATTGGATGGAAGTAATGATTATTTACAACGTTCAATTTTATTCTAGACAGGATTTAGCAAATAGTGAAATTCCAGTTGACGATGTTTAAAAACATCAAGTTTGCACCGTTTGTTGTGCGTAATTTCAATTGTTAAAAAAAAAATTAATTATAGTGACACGTACAAAAACA